CGCCAGCAAAAAGAAGAAGATGGCAGGGGGTGGTTTAGCAAAATCCCAGCAATCTTTAAAATCTTGGGGCGATCAAGATTGGCAGACCAAGTCAGGCAAGAAGTCGTCCGAGACGGGCGAGAGATACCTGCCCAAGAAGGCAATACAAGCGTTAAGCCCACAAGAATACGCAGCAACAACACGAGCAAAGCGAGCGGGAAAAGCAGCTGGGAAACAGTTTGTTCCGCAGCCCAAAGGGATCAAAACAAAAGTAAAACCCTATAGGAAGATATGAGTACTTCTGGAACCGTAGCGTTTAACCTAGACCTTAATAACCTCATTGAAGAGGCATTTGAGAGAACAGGTACGGAATTGCGTACGGGTTACGATATGCGCACCGCTCGTAGGTCTTTGAATCTATTGACAATTGAATGGGCTAACCGTGGTATTAACCTGTGGACAATTGAGCAAGGTCAGATTTTGTTCACTACAGGACAAGGCTTATACCCAATGCCTGTAGATACTATTGATATCCTAGATGCGGTGATACGTCAGAATAACGGTGTTGCAAGTAATCAAGTTGACATTAATATTAGTCGTATTTCAGAGTCTACTTGGGCAACAATCCCTAATAAGTTAACCACTGGGCGTCCTATTCAGATGTGGTTTAATCGCCAGTCTGGTCAGTCCAATACGTCTTTAGCAACATTAGCCAGTACGGTTACATCTACAGTTACAACTATTCCCGTTTCTAATGCTAGTTACTTAGCAACCACAGGCTTTATTAAAATTGACTCTGAAGTCATGAGTTACTCCAATGTAACGGGTAATAACTTAATTAATGTAAATCGTGGACAAAACGGCACGACTGCTGCGGCACACACTGCTGCTGCGGTGATTACAGTTCAAAACTTACCTGCTGTAAATGTCTGGCCCACACCTGATGCAGGAGGTGGTCCGTATACCTTTGTTTATTGGAGACTGCGTAGAGTCCAAGATGCTGGTACAAATGGCACGATAGAACCTGATATCCCATTTAGACTACTGCCTTGCATGGTGGCTGGATTGGCTTTCTACATGGCTCAGAAACTACCTGATGGACAATCCAAGTTACAGTTTTTAAAGCAAGAATACGAGGAGCAGTGGCTCATGGCTTCTACGGAGGACAGAGAAAAAGCCGCTTCTAGGTTTGTTCCTAGGACAACCTTCTATGCCTAATAAATTTAGTAGTGGCAAATTTGCGATTGCCGAATGTGACCGATGTGGTCAAAGATATAAACTTAAACAGCTAAAAAAGTTAGTTGTTAAGCAGCAAATAAAGAATATTTTGGTATGCCCTAGTTGTTGGGAACCAGATCAGCCACAGTTATCGTTGGGTATGTATCCAGTTGATGACCCACAGGCTGTTCGGAATCCGAGACCCGATGTAAGCTATCAAGTATCTGGAAATAGCGGTTTGCAGATTAACGGAACCAACGATACTTCGATTTACGGTGTTGGTTTCCCAGAAGGTGGTAGTAGAATATTTCAATGGGGCTGGAACCCTGTTGGGGGGTCACAAAATGATGGTTTAACCCCAAACAATTTGGCACCAGAAGGTCAGGTAGGTAGCGTAACAGTAACAATAACTTAGGAGCAGACATGAAACACGAAGACGTTAAGAAGGACAAACCAATGATGGAAAACGTTGCTAAGAAAGCCGTCAAAGGTCACGAGAAGCGGATGCACGGCATGAAGGCTGGCGGTGTAACGACTATGGACATGAAGAAGATGGGTCGTAACCTAGCTCGTGTTGCCAACCAAGGTATGCGGAAAACCGCAGGTAGGGGTCGATAATGCCTAAATTCTCTAAAAAAGTAATGGGTAAGGAAGTCGGAGATGCTAAAGTTTATGCTCCTCCCCACACAATGGACGGCAAGCCGTTAAAGATTAAAGAAACTACGGGCGCTCAAGAAATGGCTAATATGAACATTTCAGTTGACGGTATTAGCAAAGGTAACGGTAGACCCGTAAACCAATACGGCAAGATTGAGATGCGTGGTGCTGGTGCAGCAGCTAAAGGTCGTATGTCTAGCGGGAAAATGGGATGAATTACACGCAGCTAACTACTGCTATTAAAGGCTTTGCTGAGAACGACTTCCCAGCGACAGTCGGGTCGTTTACGTCTGCCGAGCAGATTGCTCGTTTTGTTCAGTTGGCGGAGCAGCGCATCTATAACATGGTGCAGTTACCTGCTATCCGTAAGAACGTTACGGGTACTATGACTATAGGAAATAAGTACTTAACGACTCCTTCAGACTGGTTATCTACCTTTAGTCTTGCGGTAATTAATGCGGGGAATGAGTATAAATACCTGCTTAATAAAGATGTTAACTTTATCCGTGAGTCTTTTCCAGATACAGACGCTGCATTCTACGGTGAACCTCAGTATTACGCTGTTTTTGACGACAATACCTTTATTCTAGGACCTACCCCAGACGCTACTTACAATTCAGAGCTTCATTACTTTTATTACCCAACATCAATTGTGACGGCAGGTACAACATGGCTTGGAACAAACTTTGACTCTGCGCTCCTCTATGGGTCTTTATTAGAAGCAGCTTTATTTATGAAAACAGACGCTGATACCATGACAATGTATAAAGCTCGTTATGACGATGCAATGGCAGAACTTAAACAATTAGGCGATGGTAAAAACCGTCAAGATGCCTACAGAAGCGGACAAGCGAGGTATCCAGTAAGATGATTAGCGTACAAGGATTAGGTGAATCCAATGGGATTCAAGTATTTACAAAAGACCACGGTGGCTTTACTCCAGAGGAAGTTGCTGAACGGGCATTAGATAAAATCATTCAGGTAGGGGATCAATCTCATCCTTTGGTTCGAGAGCAGGCGACTGTTTTTCGTAGCCATATTCGGGAAGTTCTGGTCTTTTACATGAATGAGGTAGTAAAATTTGATCGTGTAACACTAGCTTACAAGCTAAGGGAAGCTGGTCATCCCGAATTAATTAAACTTTTAGAGGAGTAAATCATGGCAATTACCCAAGCAATGTGTACCAGCTTCAAAGTACAGTTAATGACAGCAACACACAACTTTACGGCAAGCACAGGTAACGTTTTTAAACTGGCTTTGTATACTAGCGCAGCGTCACTTGATGCGACTACTACAGCTTATACATCTTCTAACGAAACAAGTGGCACGGGTTATACAGCAGGTGGTGGGACGTTAACCAATATAACCCCAACATTTGGCGGTACGACTGCGTTTACCGATTTTGTTGACTTATCGTTTTTAACTGCAACTATTACTGCACGTGGCGCATTAATCTATAACGATACTGCAGCGACTGATCCTTCTGTTTGCGTATTAGACTTTGGCACTGATAAAACATCTACTGCTGGTACGTTTACGATTGTGTTTCCAACAGCAGACGCAACCAACGCAATTATCCGCATAGCTTAGGTTAATGCGGTGTGGCTAATGTATCTGTTTCTTTAGAAGGCTATGGTCTTGATGGGTGGGGTAACGCACCTTGGGGATTTGGAAGCACTTCGTTTGTAGGAACTGGAGCTGTAGGAACAGTAGTAGTAGCAGAGAATACTAGCGTTAATCTTACAGGGGTATCTGGTACAGGGCAGTTAGGCAGTACAACAGTATCTGGAACGGCAAATGTAGATGTAACTGGTGTAGCTGGTACAGGACAGATAGGTCAGGCACAAAAGCAAGACAACGTAGAAGTTTACCTTTCGGGATGGGGTTACGATGGCTGGGGTATTACGGCTTGGGGCACAGGTGCAGGATTAGAGGGCACTGGGTCTATAGGATCAGTTAGCACAGTAATAGATGTTAATTTTAGTGTTACAGGAGTATCAGGTACAGTATCACTAGGAAGTGTCGATGTAAATGCAGCGGCAAACGTTCCAGTAACAGGATTAGTAGCTACAGGTGATGTAGGCGGAGTTCAGGTTACAGGCACAGGCGTAATCAATGTAACAGGTGTTAGTGGTACTGGACAGTTAGGTCAGGCAGGGGTTCAAGAAGGCACTGATGTTTCTGTTACAGGTGTTTCTGGCACAGGAAATGTAGGCTCAGTTCAAGCTACAGGCACAGCAGTAGTTTCAGTAACGGGAGTATCTGGCACAGTTGGTCAAGGAAGCGTAACAGTAGATTTAGTAATTAATGTTCCAGTAACAGGGTTTCAGGTAACTGGAAGTGTTGGATCAGTTGTAGTAACAGGTACAGGTGTAATAAATTTAACGGGTGTACAGTCAGTAGGGCAGGTTGGAACGGTATCTTTCTGGTTAGATATTGATACTAGTCAGACCCCAAATTGGGTTGAAATAGCAGCATAAAACGGATATTATTTAGGTAAGGACAAATTATGGCATCGACATATAGTGATCTTAAAATAGAGCTGATTGGTACAGGTGACCAGACAGGTGCATGGGGAACCACGACCAACAACAACTTCTCTGTTGCAATTAGTGAGGCAATCACAGGATCTGCGGATGTCGCCTTTACTAGTGCGGACCAGACCGTTACTCTTACAAATAGCAATACTGCTCAAACGGCTCGTAATCTACGACTAAACCTTACAGGTACTTCTGGTGGAGCTAGACAGTTAATCCTTGGTTCAGGCTGCCAAATTGAGAAGTTGTACCTTATTAACAACGGATTAGCAGATGCCGTTACTGTTATAAATACTAGTTATAGCGGGGTAGCAGTTAGCACGATTACTTTTGTAACTACAACTGCAACAGCCACAACAAGTTCTAATCACGGATTAACTACTAATCAGACTATTGTAATGACTGGCTGTACCCCAGCTGCTTATAACGGCACTTTTGTAGTAACCGTCACTGGTTTAACAACATTTACTTATACAATGCTTTCAACTCCAGCATCTAATGCTACGGTTGTAGGCTCTTACACAACTCCTGGTACAGGTGTTATAGTTCCTGCTGGTAAGTCAATGTTTGTCTATAACACCGCAACTAACGTTGTTGAAGTTACTACAAGTTTAAATTTACCAACAATAACAGGATACACAGAAACAGTCGTAGCCATCCCTGTTCCAGTTGGTGCATCGCATACCTTTGTAATTACTACAGGCACAGTCCAGACCGCTACATTAACAGCATCGACACCTTGTACCTTTACAATGCCTACAGCTACTGCTGGTACATCGTTTATTTTAAAACTAACTCAAGCTGCATCAGGCATGACTACTGCTACCTTTACTGGTGTTAAATTTCCTGGCGGGACTGCCCCTACAATTACAGCCACAGCATCGGCAGTAGACATTATTAGCTTTATAGCAGATGGTACTTCTTGGTTTGGTAGTGCTATCCAAAACCTTTCTTAAGGAATTAGATAATGTTCGGTTCTCGTAATTTCTTATTTGCCAAAGTTAGTGCTGTTTTTGAAGATTTTAAATTATTTAGTTGGGGGCAAAATACCACTTTTGGTAATTTAGGATTAGGTGATCTTGTTGATCGTTCTTCCCCAACTCAAGTGGGTGTTTTAGTCGATTGGGCTACTCCCGAAGCGGGGGTATATTGGTCTTTGTGTACTAAATCAAACGGCACTTTATGGGCTTGGGGTAGAAATTCTTACTATACATTAGCCACAGGAAATAACACCTTCTATTCTTCTCCCAAACAAATAGGTTCATTAACTAGTTGGGAAAAACCAAGTGCTGGTAATACTAGTGCAGCGTGTATTAGAACCGATGGAACATTATGGACTTGGGGTAGTGGTACGTATGGTGCACTTGGCAATGGAAGTACAGCCAGTAGAAGCTCGCCCGTACAAATTGGTTCGTCTACAACTTGGACAGCAGTTTCAGCAGGTGGTCAGTTTATGTTAGCCGTTGATAATGGCAAACTTTTTGCATGGGGTTGTAATAATTCTGGTCAATTAGGACAAGGTAACACAACCAATCGTTCTTCTCCAATTCAAGTAGGGTTATTACAAACTTGGGCAACACCAGCTGCTAGTACTCTTCGTAATTATCAGACTCAATTTTCTGTATGCACTAAAACAGACGGTACTTTGTGGGCATGGGGTAGAAATAATTATGGTCAACTAGGTTTAGGAAATACAACCGATATTTCATCTCCAGTTCAAGTAGGAACATTAACAAATTGGGCAACTCCTGTTGTTGGAGCGCAACAAGTTTTATGCACTAAAACAGACGGTACTTTGTGGGCTTGGGGCGGAGGTTACACTGGTGTATTAGGTCTAGGAAATTCATTTGACTATTCATCACCTTCGCAAATTGGTGGTTTTACTAATTGGTTAATGCCTTCTACTGGAGGCAAGAATTTTAGTATATGTACAACAATTGACGGAAAGATTTGGTCTTGGGGGGGTGGTGGTAACGGTAGGTTAGGTTTAGGAAACAGTAATAACTATTCTTCTCCCAAACAAATAGGTTCATTAACTCCTTGGGTAAAAATAGCTACTGGTCATAGTCATGCTGAAGCAACGCAAGGAGTAGAGACTACTGCTCCAGTTAGTTTAACAGTGCCTGTTGTTTTAGGAACGGCAATAGAAGGGCGGACATTAACTTCTACTTATGGAGTATGGGAAAACTACCCATCTAGTTTTACATTCCAATGGCAACGAGGTACCACTAATATTAGTGGTGAAACATCTAATTTTTACTTAATTGCTGCTGCGGATATTGGTTTTACGCTGCGTTGCGTAGTAACAGCTACAAATAGTTTTGGTTCAGCATCTGTTAACACTGCTAATACAGCCACGGTAACGGCTTTTACTGGAGGTCAATTATGGATATGGGGTCGTAATAACGAGGGACAGATTGGAAACTCAACTACTGCTAATAATTATTCGTCTCCAGTTCAACTAGGCTCGTCTGTAACTTGGACCAAAGTATTTGGCGGAGAGGCTACAATGTTTGCCATTAACGCTGCTACAGAACTATATGCTTGGGGCAAACAAATAAATAATGCATTTTTTGGTTCGGCATTAGGTATAGGAATAGGTCCTTCTGAATCAAGCCCTGTACAGGTTTCTGGAACAGGTTGGTCAAAGATTGCTGGTACTGGTCAAGGTGCTGGTACAACCGCAGGTATTAAAACAAACGGTGAACTTTGGACATGGGGATATAATAGTAGTGGTTCATTAGGTAGACCTGGCGCTGGTGCTAGTGTTCCAACTCAAGTAGGTCTTTTAACTGGCTGGAAAGAAATTGCTTCTAGTTATAATACTTTTATGTCTATCAAAACTGATGGTAGTCTGTGGGGATGGGGTGGTAATGCTCAAGGTGAATTAGGGCTTGGTAACACAACTTCATATAATTCACCTAAGCAAGTAGGTAGTTTACTTACTTGGAAATTTATTAGTGGCTCCTCTTCTTCTAGCGGTAGAAGATTCCAAGCAGTTAAAACTGACGGTACTCTGTGGGGATGGGGGTATAACGGAAGTGGAATACTTGGAACTGGTAATACCACATCTTATTCTTCTCCTGTTCAAATTGGTGCTTTAACAAATTGGGTAGACATAAAAGTGGGATCAGCTTCGGGTGGTACAACAGGAATAGCTTTTGGTACAAAAAAAGAAGGAATTTCTTTTACTTGGGGTACGGGTGCAAGTGGTGCATTAGGTTTAAATAGCCTTACTAACTATAATTCTCCAAAACAAATTCGTGCGGGTGATTGGATAAATGCAAGTGCAGCCGTTGGTTTTGCCAAATGTACAATTGTTAAATCAGACGGATCATTATGGGCTTGGGGCGACAATACTTATGGTTCTTTAGGAATAGGCGATATAACCGCTCGTTCATCTCCAATACAAGTAGGTTCTTTGAAGACTTGGAGAGTAACAAGAATATCTTCTTGGGGCAAAACTAGCGCAGCTATAAAAATACCATGATGTACTTTTTATCAGGACTCCCTCGATCAGGTTCAACTGTTTTAGCAGCGTTGTTAAACCAGCGAAACGACATTCATGTAACTCCAACTTCGGGACTTATTGATATATTTGGTTCTGTAGTTCAGACATGGGAAAACAACCCCTCAATCAAAAGTCAAAAACAGACTAAAGAACATCTTTATGAAACACTCAGGAAACTAATTCCTGTTCGTAATGACGGCAAGATTACTGTTGACAAGTCTAGAGGCTGGGTAGCACCGCAGATTCAAAAAACAATGAGTGAAGTCTTAGACTCACCAATCCGAATCGTAGCTACTGTTAGGGATGTGGCTATTTGTGCAGCATCTTTTGCGAAAATTTCTAAACCTGAGAACCTTGCTGAGTTTTGTAATGGAAGTTTAATTGGGCATCTTAAAGGTTCTTACGCTGCATTACATGATGGCTATACAGAACATCCTGAGAACATCTTATTTGTTGAATACGATGAGTTAATGTCAGACCCACAGGCGGTCATTACTAAAATAGAAGCCTTTTGGAATTTACAACCTTTTGCTCACGACTTTAATAATATTGATGGTAAGTCTGTAGCCGAGGATGACGAAAACGCTTGGGGCGTTGCTGGATTGCATGATGTTAAACCTAAACTAAAAAACACAGGCACATCCGCCAAAGAAATTTTAGGTGAGTTTGAGTACCGATTTAATGCCCCTAAGTTTTGGAAAGGCGAAACAGAACAGAAAAAGGATGTACTAGACTTTCAAGTAGAAGCTGCTATCCGTGGTGAATTTGATGTTGCCGAAGCAATGTGTAAGACCATTCTAGAATTAAGACCGCACGATGACCGAGCAGCCTTTAATCGTGGCTGGTATGCCCTCAGACAGGGTAATCTAAAAGAAGGTTTTGAATTGCTTGATAGGGGTCGTAACGAGGAAGTATTTGGTAATTTTAATCCATCTAGAATGCCAATGTATGATGGAAGACCTTTAAATGGTGAAGTTGTACTATTGATATTAGAAGGCGGTCGAGGAGATCAAATACACGCTGCTAGATGGGCAAGAGAGATTGTAAGCCGTGGTGGTGTCTGTGTAGTTTCCTGTATGCCTGAGTTGGCTAGCTTAATGATGCTGGTTGATGGGGTGTCTGCGGTGGTTGAGTCTAAAATTGCTGGTGGTGTGTACCATGAATATTATGTGTTAGGAATGTCGGGCTATCTTAGTTTTTTGACAGTTAATAATGCACCTTATATCCCTTGCAAGACAATTAAACCTAATGGCAAGATTGGACTGCGGTGGCAAGGAAACCCACGATTTGAACATGAGCATAATCGAATATTTGACCCAGCGCCTTTGTTTACAATACCAGCGGAGTTAATTAGTTTGCAACGAGATATAGGGATAGATAATATTCCTGACCATGTGCAAAAACCTTGTTTAGATACTTGGTTGCATACTAAGTCGGTGATTGAAAGTGTTGATAAAGTAATTAGCTCTTGCACATCAGTTGCACATTTAGCCGCAGCAATGGGTAAAGAGACTTGGATTATTAGCCCTGTATTGCCTTATTACCTGTGGGCTGATGGCAAAGACACTAGCATCTGGTATCGTAATGTTAGGTTGTTTAGGCAAGAGAAATTTGGCGATTGGGATACCCCTTTAGCTAAAGTGACTGGTGAATTTACCCAAAATATTAGGAGAGTAAAATGAGTTTATACGTTCGTATTGAAGATGGTGAAGTTAAAGATTGTTGGGATACCGCACCTGACGGTAGACCTGGTTGGAAAAATGCCATTGAGGTAAAACCTACCCTTATCCCACATCGTCAATATTACTCAGGTCATACTTGGGATTTAACTAAAGACCCTGTAGAGGCTGTTTATAGCGTTGTTGATATTTCTGTAGCTGACCGCAAAAAACAAATGAGAGATATAGCGGGGGCAGCATTTTTTATTTTACTTAGACAGCAGGCCCAAGAACCAGATACGTATGACCCAGTAGCATTACAAGCTGCTAAAGACTCTGTTGCACCAAAGCAAGCTGCAATCGAAGCCTGTACAACGCATGACCAACTGGACGCTCTTCTATGAAAAAAATACTGATTATGGGTTTACCAGGTTCAGGTAAAACTTATCTAGCCCAAGCCCTAAAGAAGTATTTAGAAACAAACGGTACTAGAGCTGATTATGGCGAGATGCTACCCATTACAGGTTTTAATGCACAGGTTACTTGGTTTAACGCTGACGAAGTGCGTAAAAAGTACAACGACTGGGATTTCTCCAACGAAGGGCGTATCCGTCAATCTCTACGCATGGCTCAGTTTGCCATAGAAGCTGGCGGTAATTATGTAATCTGCGACTTTGTAGCACCGTTAGTTGAGATGCGTAACAACTTCAAAGCCGACTGGACTATCTGGATGGATACTATTGATGCTGGGCGGTATGAAGATACCAATAAAGCCTTTATCCCACCAACAGTCTACGACTTCCGTGTTACGGAGCAGAACTGCGAGAAGTGGGCTGAGTTTATTGGCAACCACATTATTGAGAACAGGCGCAGACCTACCTTTAACTGGCAATCTGAAACAGTACAGATGCTGGGCAGATGGCAGCCTTGGCATCCAGGTCACAGAGCTTTGTTTGAACGTGCCATTGCCAAGACAGGTCAAGTAGTTATCCAGATCCGTGATTGTCAGGGTTGGCAAGGCAGTAACCCATTTGCCATAGAGCAAGTAAAAGCCAACATCAAGCGTGATTTAGACCCCCTATTCCAAGGTCAGTACGAGATTCAGGTCGTTCCTAATATTACTAACATCACCTACGGCAGAGATGTAGGCTACAAGATTGAGCAAGAAACGTTTGATGATGCAACACACAATATATCCGCAACAAAAATCCGCAAAGAAATGGGGTTAACATGAAACAAACTATAGAAGCTAGAACACTAGAAAACGGGTCAATTGAGCCGCACCACGAAATAGAAGTGGTTTGTGCCGCCTGTGGTTATGACTTAGATGAAGCCGAGCTACAAGCCGACACCTGCTCAGACTGCAACGCTCCTTTAAACTTGAAACAACATATATCTATTCATGCAACTTCAGTACCAGCCGCTGGCGGAAGGGTTTTTTAAATTGAGTTATGCCCGATCCGTTTGGAATTATAGATGGCACGAAACAGGTCACAAAGACTCTTAATGAGTCGGTAAAGGCGTCTGAAGAATTATCTAAAGCAATTGATGGCGTACTGGCGGTAGCGGATAAGGCAGCAAAAGAAAGAGCAGCATCAAGGAAGAATTCAAGGGTTGTTAACGCTGATACCACCACTATCATCGAGGCGGTAGACGAGTTTCAAAGGCTGATGTTAGCCAAGGAATCTGAAGAAAAGATTAAGCACGAAATTACTAAGAAGTACGGCAGTCACGCTTGGGATGAGATACAGGGTATTAAAGCTAGAAAACAGTGGGAAGACAAGCGTGATAAGTATTTGGAACAAAGCGATAGACGGGTAATGAAAAGCGTTATGGCGTTGTGTTACATATTTGCAACTTGGATAGCTTACGAATGTACATGGGGAAGGTGGAAATAATATGTTACCGCTAATGGCACTAGTCGA